ACGACCGACTCAAAGACAAAAGGAGTAAAAAGCGTGGGCGCTACACTGCTGCAGCAAGACGCCGTAAATGAAACCTACTCGGATGTAGAAAAGCTTGTGTATGACACCATCCACAAGTTTGTGAAAGCGAAAGGCGGGGCATTTGACGACCTGCTCGAAAACGTAGGGCACACGACCTTCATGAAGGTGTACGGTGACTACGATAGTAATAAAGGTAAGTTCAGTGCGCGCCTACGCTTCTGCCTATGGAACGACATGCTCGAGCTGAGCAGACGTCGTGCCAAGCATCGAGGCAAAGTTATATTCGCAGATCTCGACGAGGAGATGTTCGAGGCCAAGAAGCATTTCAGTCTGACTGAGTTTGTTGACGAACTCAGCGAAGACGCCAGACAGGTTGTGTCTCTAGTGTTCGAAACCAAATGGCAGTTCGAGCCAGAGCCCATCACTGTCAGAACTCTTTTGAGGATGTACTTGCTCAACGTCGGGTGGAGTACAGAACAAGTTGCCAATGCGTTTAAGGAGATTCGCAGTGCACTCACCTAGTAAGAAAAAGAGGAAGCCGATGGAGCTTGCTTATACGGCTGCCGACTTACTCGTGACCGACACCTGCTTGGCTATCTTCGGAGCACCTGGCGGAGAAGATTACACGGAGTCGATGGTTCTCAAGACTGCCTTCGAACGAGCCCAGCTCTACAAAGACAAAGAAGCCATGCAAGAGCTGTACGACAGACAGCACGTCTACTTACGAATGATCTGTGCATTCAAGGGGAGACTATGTCGGGCATAAAATACGAACGATTAAAAGTTGACGCCTGGTGGAACGGTCCCAACTGTTTCACATTCCTCAGCCATGTCAACGACGACTACATCGAATGGCTCATGCTGTCACAAGACGGACAGGATGTACTTCGCGAATACATTGATGGCAAGATCAGTTACTCAGTCGAAGCCTGGAACCTGATGAACAAGTTCGATCAAGAGGCATTAAAAGAAATGACCGATCGACTTCACTCGAAGTATGACTGGTACTGGAAACTCTCACCAAGAAAGAAGAAATAATGCCAAGTGGACACTACACACGAACCGAAGCGACCAAACAAGAAGCTCGTCGCAATCTGGCTAAACTCAGAGCCGACCCCGAAGTTCGTCTCAAAGCAATTGCCAGCATTAAAAATGTCTGGACAGACAAGAAGCGAAAACAAATGAGTAATAAGATGATAAAAGTTATGAACAAAAAACACGTTCGCAAAAAACACCTCAAAGCATTGTCAAAAGCGATGCCAAAAGGAAAACGAAATTGGAAAGGAGGAAACGGACAACCTGTTCCTAGAATTGTTCGACGTTTGTTCAAACTACTTCGCAAAGTAGGATTCGAACGAGAGTTAGCTGTCTCCACAAAAGGACACGGTACTGAGTACAAAGTGCCTTCATCGTACAAAGTAGACTTTGGCAATCGCAAAAAGCAAATAGCCATCGAGCTCGATGGTAGTTGTCACAAAAAGCTTGAAATAAAACCAACAGACTTGAAGAAATCGAAAGTTCTAAAAGCTTTGGGATGGGAGGTTCTTCGGTTACTCCATGACTAAGCCTTATAAATTCCAGATCGAATGCGTAAACGACATGGTCGACTTTGCGGGACGTTGCCTTAATGCGTGTGAGATGGGCTTAGGCAAAAGCTTCCAATCTCTCATGTACGCAGAGCTCGCACCAAAAGCCAGACCTATTATCATTGTCTGTCCGGCATTCTTAAAACACAACTGGCGGCACGAGTGCTTTGTGCATAGTAAGTTGCGTGCAGAGATTGCCGAAGGGCGCAAGCCGCCCAAAGGACATCAGGTCTTTGCACAGACACCAATAATAATAATCAACCACGACATACTTCCCCACTGGCTGAAGTATCTCAAACGCCTACGACCTCAAATAATAGTAACCGACGAAATCCATAACTTCAAAAACAGAAAGGCTCAACGAACTAAAGCTTGGAAGAAGTTGTGCAAAGGCGTGCCTAAAATAATTTGTCTCGGAGGCACTCCGCTGCTCAACACACCTGCCGAGCTATGGGAATGCATTAGCACTTTGAGACCTGATGTATTCCACTCGAGACGAGCTTTCCTATTTCGTTACTGCAACCCCAAGAAGGGTCAGTTCGGATGGGAATTCAAAGGAGTAACAAACTCGGAAGAGCTACACGCCCTATTGAAACGAACGTGCATGATACGTCGCTTGAAGAAGGACGTACTCAAGCAGTTGCCTCAGAAGACTCGGCAGATCGTGCCCATGCAAATCAGTAACCATGCTGAGTACGAGAAGGCCGACAAGGAGTTTCTCAAATGGTTGCGTGGCATTTCGCCAGGCAAGGCTCTGAGGGCTTCGAGGGCTCAACAGTTCGTAAAGCTAGGCTACTTGCGAAGGCTTGCCGCCAAGCTCAAGATGAAGTCTGTGTTCGAGTGGCTCGACAACTTCCTAGCCGAGAGTGATCAGAAGATTGTTGTGATCGCTTACCACACTGAGATTCTCGAAATGCTTCATAAGCACTACAAGAACAGTGTGTTGGTTAAAGGAGGCATGAAGTCGGGCGACAGACACGCTGCTGTGACTAAGTTCCAAAAGGACAAGAAGACGCGAATGATCATTTCGCAGCTCGATGTCGCTACTGGATGGAACGCCACGGCAGCCAGCACAGTCGCATTCGTAGAGATGGGACTCGTGCTTCCGATTATGGAACAAGCCATTGATCGCATTCACCGTATCGGTCAAACGAAACGATGCGATGCTGTATTCCTTGTGGCTCGAAACACGGTCGAAGACAGACTGTGCAAGATCTACATGGAGAAGATGACTACGTTCAACGCGGTACTCGATGGCGGTAAAGCCGGAGAGGACCATTCAGCTTTCGATGCTCTGATTAAATCAATCCGGAAAGGGAAGAAGTAATGCTATTCAACACTGAACGACGAGCCGCTCTGCTACTCAGGAACCTGCCTCGAGACATTCGAGATGGGTTCAAGGCGTACTGTGCCAAACGAGGACAGAACATGAAGGATGCTCTCCTCGACTACATGAAGGAATGCATCATCAGCGACCAATTCAAACCCTCCAAGAAAAAGAGGAAGAAAAATGGTAATCCTTGAATTCACATACTCACCGCATGTTGGCTTCGAGCATTTCAAACCTGGTTACCATGCCAGAATACAATGTCGAATCAACGGACACATATTCGACGGCGGTTCCGACGGCTGTTGCCTTCGCTTACGCAACTGCCGAACGACACGCTACAAGTTCATAAACATGGGACAGGCCGTTCGTTCGCTCCTGTCTCAACTACGTTTCGAGGAAGGCACTCACCACTTAACCAACTAACGACCATGCCTAGAATCAATTTTGACACGCTTAAGAAGAACGAATGGGTTATCGTTGTCGACGAAGTTGTGCCCGACGCCGTACCGTGGGCAGAGTCTTCGTTGTACTCGTCGCAAAGAAAAAGTCGAACCAACGGCAAACCACTCAAAGTTCTGGCCGTTGATCTGCCATTTGTAATGGTGGAAGATATCGGCGGAGGCGTTTCGGCAGTCGACGTTCGAGACTTTGTGCTGCAGCGATGTAGCAAGGAGTACGTCAAAGCGGCACTGATCGCCATAGACGAAGAGCCCGAAGAACGACAATCGAGACTCATCAAGAAAGGAAAGAAACTGAAAGTGAAGAAGGATCCGCGAGACTGCCCGAAGTGTGGTACTCGCATGGTTCAACGACGGGTTGAAAAGATGGCCGGGTGGCGGCACATCTGCCCTGACTGCGGTTTCGATAAAGGGCCTGTGGAGAATACGAAATGAAATTCTTTGATTGGCACAGTATGCGTTTCAGATTAGTTGGCAACATTCACGATTGCTATACGTTTGAGCTAGTTGAAGAACCATTCACCGTAGATGCTGTCGAAGTTGTTGATCGAACACACGAAAAGGAGAACAAAATTGAAAGACGACAGAAACTTGAGCATCGTAACTACGAACGCTGCAGTAGCCCTCTACAAGAAGGCTGCGAAGAAAGCCGGACTGTCGATGGCTGAGTGGATCAGACAACGCCTGCAATTCGCTATCTCGAATGAGCTGGTCGAGATCGAAATAGTAGAAGAAGAATTAGACTGTCAAAACTTTAGGGGTTGATATGAAGTTCGTTGAACTGCTTAGAGAACAGAACATCGACTACCGGACTGAGGGTCATCATCACACTCGTCCGGGATGGATTCAGTTTGATTGTCCGTTCTGTGGAACGGGCTCGAAGAAATGGCACATGGGATACAACGTCTCCTTCGGGTACGTGAACTGTTGGCGATGCGGTCCCCATGGCGTACTCGAGACCATGACGCAGGTCTTGGATCTCGATGCTCGTCAAGCCTCGACCCTACTCAGAGACGTCGTAAAAGAGACCAGCCCCCGGGAACTAAAACCAAGGGGCAAACTAGTACCGCCTCGGGGCGTGGGCGTTTTAGGGTCCCAACACCGTCGGTACTTAAGAAAACGCGGATTTGACCCCAATACGCTCGCCCAGTTGTGGGGTATTGGGGGCATTGGCCCTACGCTGGGCGAGGGCATGCAATGGCGTATTTACATTCCGATCTATTTGTACGGAGACATAGTATCGTGGACGACTCGATCAATCGACGACAAAGTAGCCTCGACCTACAAGATGGCTCAGTCGCACCAAGAAGCGATTCACTACCACTCCCTGATCTACGGCGAGGACTACGTGAGGTCTACCGCTTTAGTGTTCGAGGGTCCGCCAGATGTGTGGAGGGTCGGACCCGGCAGTGTGTGCACCTTTGGGATCCAGTGGTCGCAGGAACAGTTATTACGTTTGACCAAATATCAACGAGTGGTGACGTGCTTTGATCTTGAGAAGGCTGCCCAGAAGCGAGCCGAGCAGATGCGACATAAGTTGATTCTGCTTGGCGTCGATACGCAGAATGAAATCATAAAGCGAAAGGGACGCGACATGGATACAAAACAAGTTGAGAAGCTAAGGGAGACATGGTTATGAGAACCGACGATCGTGTTGGCAGAATTCGAAACAAGTGCAGAGAGTTGGTGCAACTAACTGAGTTTTCTTGCAACTACTATCTGGGGAAAGATCGCATCGACAGTCTGATTGCTCAAATAGACAACACTAGAGAACAGACCAACGAAGAAGGCGCTCTACGCGAAGACGCACTGATCGCCGACATTCTTTTACAGCTGCGACTGTACTGTGAATTCAGAAAGGGGGAACAATGAACCAAGAACCAGAACAGCACTGGAGGGGTTGGTGGATACCTGCTGAGATTGGCAAGTTAATGATGCGCGGCAAGCTTGAACCCAGAGAAGTAATTCTACTTGCCATGATCGATGGTATGGTACATCACTCAGGTAAAAGCTGTTGGGCATCGAATCCCGAACTAGCGTCGTACATGGGATGTTCGACCAAACGTATTGAATTCATGATAAGTAAGCTGAAGCGAATGAAGCTTTTGGTCGTTGTGGGTTTCGATGGAAGACGCAGATATATCGAAACCCAATATTCGAGAATTTTGAGTAGGTCCCTCGAAAACGAGGGAACAGTTCCCGCGAATAATAGGGACCGGCGTAATAGGCCTCCCGAAGGGAGGCCTTATTACTTAAGAAAGAAAAGTACAAAGGGAAAGCCCCGTAACTACTTTCTCATCAAGTGTTGTGAGTTATTAAGAACCGGAGTACATACCAAGACCAGAAACATAATCTCATGGAGAGCTCAAAATCAAACAGAGCCATTTCGACTACTCATAAAAGACTTGAATGGAGACGAAGAACGATTTCTAGATGTACTTGAATGGTATGTCGAGAACTTAGATCAAGTCAAAGCTAAACGATTGCCAATGACTTGTAGTCCAAGTGAATTCAGAAAGCAATGGAATTGGATTAGTGAACGATACGAAGAACTCAAACCAAAGGAAGTGAAAGTCAAAATCACCAAAGAGGCTGAATCCATATACGACGAAGTGATTGGACTTGGTTGGCCTAAAGGGTCTGATGCAAACTTACTTGAATTCATTCAACGCGGAATCGACGAATACCGAATATTCAGAAATAAGATCGAATCGCATTCGGAAACCGTTAAACCATACAGCAACGTGGCATACCAGATGCTTAGTTACTATTCTGCACGACCATACCAATTCGTTGTGAATTGGTTTAGGGACTTGAATGCCATGTGCCGTGGTTGGGACAAGTGGCAAGGCGATCTGTGGAAGTATCAAATCAAATGCAATAAGGAGAGCGAGAAATTCATGTCGATTGGTCGTGGTTACTGCAAGCAGTATTACAGTGATGCGAAGAACTTTGATAAACTTATGGAGGCAATAGATGGCTGACGATAGTATCAAACGGGCCCGGAAAGTTCTCATTGCCATGATTGTTGATCCGACAGTCTTGGGGAAGATCGCTTCGCGTTGGACCGAAACCAAAAACAAGAACGAAGGTTTGTTCGCCGACGACTGGTGTAACTTGATTGGGAACTGGTGCTGCACCTTCTATACGAAGTACGGCAAGGCTCCTGGCAAGAACATCGAAAACACTTTCGCAGACTGGAGCGAAGGCAACCCCGACAAGACCAAGGTGCAGTTGATCGAGAAGTTTCTGGCGAGCCTTTCCGGCGAGTACACCAAGCTGCAGAAAGACCTGAACCCGAAGTACACGATTGATCAAGCCATCAACTACTTCAACAAGGTGCGACTCGAGAAGCATATTGCCATGCTCGAAGGAGCACTTGATCAGAACAAAGTCGATAAGGCGTTTCAGACTGCATCTAAGTTTGGAAAGATCGACCTCGGTGTGCAGAGGATGATCAATCCATTCAAGGATAAGTCGATCATCGCTGAGACGTTTTCGGAGAGTGTTGAGCCACTCGTGAAATACCAAGGGGCACTCGGTAACTTCTATGAGGATGCGTTTGCTCGCGACACGTTGGTTTCGTTTATGGGTCCTGAGAAACGTGGTAAGACCTTCTGGCTCATCGACGTCGTGTGGCGAGCCATACTGCAGCAGCGACGTGTTGCCATGTTTGAAGTCGGCGACATGAGCCAGAATCAAATCATGCGACGACTCATCGCTCGAGCAGCTAAGCGACCCTACAAACAAACGAAGAAGCCGATACTCATACCAACAGACATTGAGCCAACTGATTCGGGTCTGCCCAATGTGACGTACGAAGAGAAGGACTTCACGCAGCAGATCTCGTTTCAGAATTCCATGCAAGCGTTCAGTCGCATCTCTAAGATGTACGGAAACAACTTGTTCAGGTTTGGTTGCTGGCCCAATAATACCATGTCGGTCGCTGGCATCCAGTCCGAACTAGATCTACTCGAACGAACTGGCTGGGTGCCCGACGTTGTTGTTATCGACTACGCCGACATCTTGGCAGCCATGCCAGGATACACGGCAGGATCACAAGACGACATCGACGCTACATGGAAGGCTTTGAAATCAATCACTCAGCAGTTGCATTGCTGTGTGGTGACAGCGACTCAAAGCGATGCTGCCAGTTACTACGCAGAGATACTCGATAAGAGTCACTTCAGTCGAGACAAGCGAAAATTTGCTCACGTGAACGCCATGATCGGCATCAACCAAACGAACGATGAGAAGGCGAAAGGCCTCTATCGTCTCAACCATCTGGTCATGCGCGAATCGGAGTACGACGAAAAGCTTTGTGTGTTTACAGCCGGCTGCCTAGCTATTGCAAACCCGGCAATTCTCAGTGTTTTTGATCGTCGTGAGAAAAGACGAAAAATGAAAGTAGACTGACCGACACAAGTTCCGATAATAAGTTTTGGTAGGACATGTCCCTATTCTCATTTTCACTTTTGGAGTTTGATATGAAGGTTAAGCGTTCAGTTGCCGTTGCATTGTTCATGGGCCTTGATTAC